GTCGGCGCGGGCCGGGTCTTCCGCGGCCCGCTTCCGCCGGGCCGCGATGGGAGCATCGGCCGCGGACAGAGCCTGGCGCATGCGCTCGAGGTCGGCGTTGACGGCGTCCACGGACGGCAGCGTTGCGCCGGGGCCTTCCACGACCAGCACGTCGGCCGACACATAGACGTGGTCAGCGGGGGCGTCGTCGCCGGCTTCCACGAACTTGCCCAGGGCCCAGGCCGGGGCCTTGTCCTCGAACTGCACCACGTCGCCGACCTTCGCGCCGGCGACGACGCCCCCGCTGACCACGTGTATGTGTCGGCCGACGTGCTGGTCGTGGAAGGCTCCGGCGCAACGCTGCCGTCCGTGGACGCCGTCAACGCCGACCTCGAGCGCATGCGCGAGGCTATGTCCGCGGCCGATGCTGCCATCGAGGCCTGGCGGAAGCGGGCCGAGGAAGAGCAGGCCCGCGCCGACGAACTCGCCGAGAAGCTGCGGGCTGCGGAGGCCGCCCGCGACGCTGCCATGCAGGACGCCGACGCGCTGCGCGCCCAGCTGAAGCCGCCGGAAGGTGGCGCCGACCGCGCCGCGCTGGAGGCCGAAGCCACCGCGCTGGGCGTGCAGTTCCGCAGCAACATCAGCGACGAGACGCTGGCGGCCCGCATCGCCGAAGCCAAGGCCGCGAAGTGATCACAGCCACCCAGGCGCAGCAGTACCTGTCGGAAGCCCTGGGCATCTCGGTGCCCGGGTTTCTGGTGGAGGCCGCTGTCGCCAAGGTGGCCACGGCCGAGCCGGCCATGATCCTGGCGGGCTACAGCGATCAGGACCGGCAACTGGTGCAGGTTTACGCGGTCGCACTGATCGCCGCGGCCGGCGCGCCGCGGCGCATCGCATCGCAGGGAGCGCCTTCGGGCGCGTCCCGCTCCTTCAAGAACTTCGATGACGGCCTGACCCAGCTGCGCCGCTCTCTCGCCGCCCTGGACAAGGCCGGAACAGTCGCGGCTCTCGTAGGGCCGGACCCCGCCTCCGGCACGCTATTCCTTGTGGTGTGATCCGGGGATCAGGCCCGCGGTGGCCCGTAGTGCCACTCTCGATGGCAGTTTGGGCACAAAGCAATCGTGTTCTCCACTTCGTCGGTGCCGTTCTCGCTGAGCGGTAAAACGTGATGGACCTCAAGATACGGATCGCCATTCGACCTTCGAATGAATGGCGCCTTGGCTCCGCATCCCCCACAAACGCCATTGGCCAAATACAAGCGCTCGGCGATGACGTCAGGGTTGCGGTCGTACTGCACTGACTGGACGACGATCTTGCGCGGCACTTTTTCGGCTTGGGCAAGGCGAGATCTTCGCTCCTCCACAGCTGAGGCAAGCGAACGTTGCGTCTCTGCCTCCTGTTTCATCCGCAGCCTGCTCAGTTCGCAATAGTCCAACTGGAAGGCTCGCGGGGTTGCCTGCCGGTAGGGATAGCTAAGGTCGTTGCTGGGTTCAGGGTCCAGGGTTAGCCATATCGCCCCCGGATCTGTTTCCTCATCAATATCAGTGATCGTGAACAGGTGTTCCGGTGCACATTGCCTCAGCGGCTCCGACTTTAGAAATCCCACCTTCCGCATTGGTAGGCGCTTCGCTAAATAGAGCAAGTTGATCAACTTTGCTCGATTGGCTTCGACTCTGCCTTCCCAGACTCGAGGTACAGAGTAACGAAACTTCTTGTGCAGCTCGTCCCAAAGTACACCATGCTCAAAGAGCGCGATGGCAAAAATGCTCGCGCCCCCTTTTTCCGCCTCAGCTTTGCTGCAGTCGAATCCACCCCAGCGGGCATCATGAAGCTTTACGCCAAATATTTCGAAGGCAGCTCGATGAGGAGTATCAAATATCTTGTCGTGAGCGTTTGCTGAAGGTGGCATGCAGGCTGCGAGGCGTAAATTGGGGGGTCCCTAGCATAGCGGCCATGTCCTCCGCCGCATCTTGGTCCTACACCGCCGCCGCCACGCTCTGGCCGCTGCTCGGCCGCGACGACTGGACGGGCGCCGCAACTTACGGCGCACCCCAAGTCATCGCCTGCGACTACTCGGCAGAGGTCATGCGCATGACTGACGCCAAGGGCGAAGAATTCATATCCCGGCAGCAGATCTTCACCGAGCGCGCCGGCGTGGAGCCGGGAGACATGATCCTGATCGGCGTCTCGGTCAGCCTGGACCCCATCACAGCCGGCGCGGCCGAGGTGCGCGCCGTCACGCGGTGGGGCGATACGCTCGACCGCCAGGCCGACGATTACCGCATCTCCACCTGATGCCTCCCTAGCATGCCTCGGCATGGCTACGAAGGTCGTCAACAAGCTGCCCCAATTCGTCACGCGCACCGAGCAGCGTGGCGCGCGCGGTGTCGCGCAGGCGCTCGTGCTAGGGGCTGCCGAGGCATCCGTGATGACGCCCATCGACACCTCCAACCTGCTGAACTCGCAGTATCGCGACGTCAGCAAGCACGGCAAGGCCATCGTCGGCCGGGTGGGCTACACGGCCGAACACGCGCTGCCGGTCCACGATCCTGAGCACAAGCAGCAGTTCCGGCGCGCGACGGCAAAGAAAGAGTTCCTGAAGAAGGGCTTCGAGAAAGCCGAGCCCAACATCCGCGGCGTCATCACCGGGGCGATCCGCGTATGACGTCGCCAGTCGATTCTCTGCGCGCGTTCGTGCAGCTTCTACTGCCGGGTTGGCGCCTGCAGTTTGGCAAGTGGACGGACGGCACGAAGACCGACCGATACGCCGTGATCAAGCCCATGGCGGGCCTGCCCATCGAACTGGTCCGCCGGCCGCAGTTCTCGCTGATTCTGATTGCTGGCTTGAACGATCCCGCGACCCTACCCAATGAAGCGGCTGAAGCGGTCATCCAGGCCATGCTCGCAGACACCGAAGACCCCATGTTCATGCAGCCGGGCGAGCCGGTTCCCTGGTTCACCGACGACGGCCGCCCCGTCGCCGAGATTTCCATTCAAACCATCACTGACTGAGGACCACCACCATGGGCAAGTACATCGGGAAGAGCTTCGCGTTCGAGTTCGCCATCGCGGCCGAGAACTCGGTGCCCACCGCACTGACCTACGTCCCGCTCGGCGCGATGCGCGACAAGAGCATCAAGTTCAGCTGGGACACCGCGGACGCCACGGCCGACGACTCGCCGGCGGCGACGAAGGAGCAGATCGCCACCTTCAAGTCCGTTGAGATCTCGGGCTCGGGCGTCAGTCGCGGCACCGAGCGGCCCAACCAGGACACGCTCGAGGCGCACATCAACACGCCCAGCGCCGTCACCGGCGGCCAGCCCTGCGTCTGGCTGCGCCTGACCCACCCGTCGGGCAAGCGCTACTACGGCTACTTCATGGTGTCGGAGTTCAGCACCGACGCCCCCTACGCCGACGTCATCACCTGGTCGATGACCGCCAACAGCAACGGCGCCGTCACCATCACCCCGTAAGGAGCAGCACCATGGCAGTAATCGCCCCCATCGACGGCCGGCAGAACGGCAAGTTCCTGGCAACTGGCCAGACCCTCACGGCCAGCGACTCGCTAACGGTCAATCCGGACCGCAAGCAGCTGCTGGTCTTGACCAACGGCACGGCCAGCACCATCACGGCAACCCTGCTGGGCTCCACCGCGACGGCCGCGGATCTGCCGGGCTATGGCGGCTCGGTCAGCCTGTCCGCGGGCTATCCCATCGCGGTGGCGGCCAACACCGCCCAGGCCGTCGAGCTGGCGGACATTGCCCTGTTCCTGCAGGGCAACGTCACCATCACCGGCGGCACCGGCCTGAACGCCAAGCTGTTCGAGCTCTGATGCTGGTTGAGCACGGCTACGTGCGCGCGGAGGCGCCGGACGGGACGGTCTACACGTTCTGCCCGTCCTTCGCCCGCGTGGCCGCGCTCGATTCGCCAGCCGGCATCGTGGCGCTTTTCGTGGCCCTGCACGGGCCCGGGGCCGCGGACGTGGCCCGCTACGTCCTGGCCGTGCTGTGTGAGCAGGACGATCCCACGCCCCTGATCGGCTGCCTGGAGGCGGAAGAGGGCGCCGTGCTGCGCCAGGTCGACGGCGCCATGCCAGCGGCGGAGCAGGTCATCCTGGCGCGCCACCTGATGCAGCACGGGATCTGCGGCACCGCCGCGCCGGGCCAGGGCGGCGGCGAGTACAGCCAGACCTTCGACGCCGCCGAATTCGTCTCCGCCGCGCGCGTCCACCTGGGGCTGCCGGCCACCGACGCCGAAGCCCTGTCCATGACCGAGCTGCAGCACCTGATGCGCCTCAAGTTCCCTGACCCGAAGGCCGGCGAGGTGCCAGACGAAGGAGAGTACGAGGCCACGATGGCGCTGGTGAGGGGGAAGAATGGCTGAGCAGGTCGGTGGGATCTACTACGACGTCCGCCTGGAGACGGGGCAGCTGCTGCGTGATCAGCAGCAGGTCCAGCGCTCGCTGAAGGCGACCGGTGACGCGGGCGACAAGCTGGCGGCCAACTTCAATGCCATCGCGCTGGCGGCGAAGCTGCTGGCCGCGGCGCTGGCCGCCGTGAAGGCGGCAGAGGCGGCCGACGAGATGCGCCTGCTGAGCGCGCGCGTGGAGGTGGCAGCCGGCAGCGTCGAGAAGGGCACCCAGGCGATGAACCGCCTGGTGCAGATCAGCCGCACCACGCAGACGGCCGTCGAGGGCAACGTCGATGTCTTCAACCGGCTGAACCAGTCGCTCATCCAGATGGGCGGCACGCAGAACGACACGCTGAACCTGGTCGACTTGCTGGCCAAGGCCATCCGGGTGTCCGGCGCTTCGGCGGTCGAGGCCAAGAATGCCATGCTGCAATTCGGCCAGGCGCTCGGCTCGGGCAAGCTGCAGGGCGACGAACTGCGCTCGCTGCTCGAGAACGCACCGTACCTGATGCGGCAGCTGGCCGACGGCATCGGCAAGCCCGTGGGCGAGTTGAAGAAGCTGGGCGAGCAGGGCAAGCTGACTGCCGATGTGGTCGTGGCCGCCCTCACGAAGTCGGCCGAGCGCATCAATGCGGACTTCGCCAAGTTCCCGCAGACGGTGAGCGGGGCCTTCCAACTGGTCCAGGACGCCGCGGCACGCCTGAACCAGAAGATGGACGACGCGAGCGGCAAAAGCGCGGCGCTGGCTGGCGCTGCGCAGGGGCTGTCGCAGGTGCTGGACAACCTCACCGGTCAGATGGCTGGCGTCACGACCGAGGCCGACAAGCTGGGCCGGAACAAGGCCATTCAAGGGTGGTCCGAAGAGACGAAGCTCTTCCTCAGCTACGTGGTCGACGCGCTGGACGTGACGTGGCAGGCGGTCTCCGTCTTCGGCCGGAACGTGCTCTTTGCGTTTCAGGGCGTGGGCTCGGAGATCGGGGCTGTCGCCGCGCAATTGAACTTGCTGCAGGAGGCGGCCAAGGGAGGCCGCAGCATCACTGACCCCTTCGGCACCAAGGCGGCCTGGAAGGCCTTCAACAGCCCGGAGTATCAGGCGATCACTGACGCCGTGCGCGAGGACGGCGAGCGCCGGCGCAAGATCATGGATGCCGAGGACGCCAAGACCCTGGCCAGGACGGAGCTGGCGGGCGAACGGATGCGCCGCGAGTGGGCCCAGCAGGCAAAGGAGCAGCGCGGCTTCACGCCGACGGGCGATGCGCCGTCAAAGCTCAAGGCACCGAAGGACGAAGACGAGGCCCGCAAGCTGGCGGCCAAGACGGCGGCGGCCCAGGCCTATTACCAGGGGCTCGTGGCCGAGAACGCCCAAGCGCTGGCCAAGATCAATGCCGAAGAGCAGAAGGCCCTTGAAGAAAACAAGCGCCGGGCCGCCGAGGACAAGAACAACCAGGAGATCTACGCGAAGGCCCGCGTCGAGATCCAGAAGAAGTACGCGCGCGAGCGGGCCAAGCTCGAAGAGCAGACGCTGCGGCAGGTCGCCGACCTGCAGATCGAACTGACCCGCGACGCCGACCAGAAGGTCGCCATGATCGAGGCGGAGGCGCTGCGGCGTGCCGATGCATCCGAGCGGTTGGGCATCGCCACTGCGTCAGAGGCTGAGCGTGCGCGCACCAAGGCCAAGGCGCAGGCGCAGCTTGAGCGCGAGAAGCTGAGCGACCGCGAGGCGCAAGCATCCGCCGACCTCGCCATCACCGCTGCCACTGACGAGCTGACGAAGATCGACCTGATGCGGCAGGAGGCAATCCGCAAGGCCCAGGCCGACTATCAGCAGGGGGCCATTACTCGGAAGGAAATGGAGCTGCGCGAAGCCAAGGCATCGGTGGACGCGCAGATTGCAATTCGGCAGCAGCTGGCCAGCCTCAACCCGCTGGCCCAATTGGAGAGGGAGTACCAGCAGAAGCTAAGCCTCGTCCAGTATTACGAGCAGCAGATGGCCCAGGCCGGCGTGGATGGCGCCACCTTTGCCGAGCAGAAGAAGACGGAGCTGGCCAGTCAGTTCAGGCAGCAGCGCCAAGCGCTGATCGAGGCCGAATTCGTCGCCCAAGGCGCTGCCAATCAGTTCCTTATGGGCTCGCTGAACAGCCTGGCCGGCACTGCTTCTTCGGCCATCACGGGACTGTTGAACGGAACCATGTCGGCTTCGGATGCCATGAGGAACCTTGGCAATGTGGTGCTGAATGAAGCAGTCTCGGCGCTGGTGCAGGTTGGCCTGCAGTACATCAAGAATGCCCTGCTGGCAAAGACGGCCGACGCAGCCATGCTGGCAACGAAGGCGGCCAATGCAGCGGCATACACGGGCGCTGTGAGCGCGCAGGTTGCCGTGACCTCGTCGCTCGCCGCAGCCAGTGCCTTTGCTTCGACAGCAGCCATTCCGATCACAGGCCCTGGCTTGGCGCCGGCCGCTGCGGCTGCCGCCGGTGCTGCTGCGGCGGCGCTGGGCGCTCCCGCTATCGCCATGGCTCCGCTGGCCGGCGCTCGCCGTTATGGCGGCAGCGTGTCGGCGAACTCGCTGTACCGAGTCAACGAGGATGGCAGGCCGGAGATGTACACCGCCGGTAATGGCTCGCAGTACCTGCTACCCGCCAGGGGCGGCAGCGTCACGCCTTCCGATCAAGTGGGTGGCGGCATCACTGTGAACGTGATGAATGCGCCAGCGGGCACGAATCCGCAGGTCACGGTGAACGACCGCGAGGTCTGGATCGACCTTGCGGCCAAAGCGGCCGAAGCCAGGGTTGCCGAGGGGTTTGCAAGTAACACGGGCCCGGCCTGGACCGCCTTGCGGTCCAGCAGCAACGTTCGGTCTGGTGGCTTGAGCTAGCGCCTCGGCTGGTCCGAAACAGGCGCTACCGGGCCTGCGCTGGCGCCGCGGCCGGTCCCGGTCTCCGTCGCCGAGCTAGTGGTGTCGACTAGCCGCTCAGCGGCGTCAAAGCGCAGCGTCATGGTGTTGCTGCGGGAATCGGCTCCGCCTGCAAAAGCGCCCACGACGGGAATGAAGGTTGCTGGGCGCACGGCAACCTCGGCGAAGCTGTAGATCACCATGGAAGTGCCGTCCCCCATGCGCATCTGCATGGTGGGCTTGCCCAGGGCCTGCAGCACTTCGGCCTTTGTCGTCACGCCCCTCTGGAAGTGCGCAACTTGGTCGTCAGTGACGCGCACGCCTGAGGCGGCGCACCCTGCCAGGGCAGCAGCGGCCAGGGCTGCGATCAATAGTCTCATGGTGTCAGATTAGGGAAGTGATCTTGCGGGCGCTTGCGAGCGCGTTCCGAGCATCTTGGCCTGAAACCTTCGCACGAAGGCGGTAGTCGGCTTTTACACGCTGCCCATGAAGAGCTCCGAGGAACTTTCCTCGCTCGCGGGACTTTGTTTGAATTGCTGCGTCCAGGGTGGCGGCTGGATTGGATAGTTGATGTGCAAGTTTCTCGTGAAGGCCTCGGCAGTTTCCGGGGTCCCCAGGCTCCGCGAGCAACGTGTGCCAGTCCAGCGAGTCGTGATAGGCCGCGTAGTAGGCTCGACTGACGCCATTCCTGCTGACCGCTTCTACTCCCCCTGTGTTGCCGCAAACTTGAGCGGCGAGGGCCAAGAGGTCGCTCGGACTAATTGGCATCAGCTGTCTCTAAGGAGCCGTCCTCATGCAGCGCGCCGTAGAACGACACGTTGATGGGGAGCCGGTCCAAATCGGCTTCTACCAGCAGGGATATGAGTTCGCCTGTCATGTCAGCGGCATCTTCCGGGGAAACAGCAATGCGGAACTGCACCCAGTGGCAGTCCATTTCTTCATCGAAGAGCAGCCGGGGTGAGCGATCAAGCCAGAAAAGCCGTCGCTGCCGGAGCATTTCACCCGCTAGGTCAAGAACCCGAGCGTATTCCGAATCCGGAATCCCAAATTCAAACGCCTTATGAGCCATCATCTTGACATCCTCGATTTGATCAATCGCAGAAAGATCGATATTCATTTTTGCTGCTGATGCCAAAGCCTTCTGCAGCACAGAGAATGCACCAGAACTCGCGACGCCAGTTAAAAACAGATACCAATCAAGATTGTGAGTCTCAAAATCTTTGATTAGCGTTTGGACTCGGCTAAACATTCCCCAATTGTGATACGCAGCAATTCGTCCATTGAGAATGGAGTCCCAATGGGCGCCGGCGGTCTCTGCACGTGTGATGAGGCGTTCGAAATATTCGAAATCGCCGGTTAGGTGAACAACCTCGGCCATCCTTAGAAGCGAGGCACTGCGAGCGCCGCCGCCTCGCGTTCCGGGCTCTAGTCGATCCATCCATTCCATGATCAGTGGATCGCCAGCATCCAAGTAGCGGGCGACCGACCGAACGAAGGCGATCAGCTCGGACTCGATCTCGTCGGCGACGAGTTTGGGTATGCGTGCAGGCATGGTGGTACCCGCCGAGTGTAGGCCCGGTACCTGCCGCAGCAGGTCAATCCGTTTTCCCTCACCTGAGCGCGCGATCAGGCGCGGCGGCTGCGTGCATGTGGGGCGCTGGCGGCCGGGGTGGGGCGGCCCCGCTCCCTAGTATCCATCCGGTGCCCGTCGCCTACCCGCCAGACCTGCCCCCGATGCAGCGCGCCTCGAAGAGCCGCAGCCAGCCTGCGGCCTTCACCGTGGCCGAGCCCCGCCGCGGCTACGGCTACCGCCAGGCGGTGGGCACTGACACGCCGGTCATCTGGGACTGCATCTTCCGGTTTCGAGCGCAGGATGCGGTGCGCTTCCAGCTCTGGTTCACCGTGCAGCTGCAGCGCGGCCTTCTGGAGTTCACCATGCCGATCCTCACGGAATTCGGCCTGCTGGACCATGTCTGCCAGTTCCTGCCCGACGGCCTGCTGGACGCCACGGAGGAGGGGGGCGTCTGGACGTTCAAGGCCAGCATCATGGCCAGGGCTCAGGTGGTGCCCGACGCCTACACCGAGGCGGCCGACCTGATCATCGGCCTGCCCGACTGGCTGACCTGGGCCGAGATCCTGGACCTGTCCATTGCCGCGGTGCCGGAGGCCTGATGGACCGCGCCGAGTTCTGGAGCACGAAGAGCCCGCTGCCAGTCTTCGAGGCGGTGGTGTTCGAACACCCGGCCTTCGACCAGACCTTCTACCTGGTGGCGAACCAGTTCGAGGAGGTGGTGCTGGGCGGCGTGGCCCACATCCCCACGCCGATGACCGTGAAGCCGCCCGACCAGACCGGCGACGCCACGGCGAAGCTGTCCATCGCCTTCCCGCGCGCCGTGGTTGGCCGGGAGTTCAAGCGCAAGCTGGGGCTGGTCCGCGCGTCCGGCTCGCGCGAGCCCATCGTGGTCCGCTACCGCGTGTTCCTCGGCGAGACGGACGCGCCGAAGGTGACCTGGAACCTGTTCGCCGCCGATGGCCAGGGCATCACCTTCTCACCCGACACGGTGCAGGTGAACGCGACGGCGGACAACCCGATGCGGCGGCTGGCGGGCCCGATCTACGACCCGGCCTTGTTCACCGGCCTGCAACTGGTATGACGCCCGAGCAGTTCGCCGCCCGCGCCGTCGGTGTGCCCTGGGTGCGCTGGCGCTCCGACTGGCAGGCCATGGACTGCTTCGGCCTCATTGTGCTCTACCACCGCCACGTCCTCAGCATCGAGCTGGGCGAGGTGCCCCAGACCGACATCGCGGCCGGCTTCGCCGCGGCGCCGGGCTGGCGCGAATGCGGCCGCGGCGCCGGCGCCACCTGCTTCATGGCCTGGCGCGACGGCGCGCCGCAGCACTGCGGCGTCCTGCTGCCGGGCGACATGCTCCTGCACGCCGAGGCCAACGAGATCCATCCGCCGGGCAGCGTTCGCGTCACGCGCCTGGCCGTCGCCGAGCGCGCCTACGGCCTGCTGCGCTTCTACCGCTACCACCCGCCATGCTGACCATCTGCCACGACCCGGCCGGCGCGCTCGGCCGCGACCGCTACGCCCTGGACTGCACCGCCAGCCTGCAGGAGAACATCCAGCGGCACCTGCGCTCCGGCGCCGACTGCCGGCTGCTGATCAACGGCCAGGAGGTCGACCCCGCCACGGATCCGCGCCTGGACCTGCCGCCGCACGCGGCCGACGAGGTAGTGGTGGTGCGCCGGCCCGGCTTCGGCATCGACGCAATCTACTACCTGTATGCCGCCTATGCGGTGCTGACGGTCTACAGCATCGCCGCGGCGCGCCGCGCCCAGGGATCGGCCAATGCGTCGCCCACGGGCAGCGACAGCCCCAACAACTCACTGACGGCGCAGACCAACATTGCCCGGGCCTACCAGGCCATTCCCGACGTCCACGGCTACCGCCGCTGCTGGCCTGACCTGATCCAGCCCAGCATCGTGGAGTACATCGACAACATCAAGTACATCACCGAGTGGCTGTGCGTCTCGCGCGGCCGCGGCGACATCAGCGACGTGCGCTACGCAGAATCGCCCATCGGCGACATCGCCGGCGCGAGCTACGAGATCTTCGGGCCGGTGGGCGGCGGCATCCACCCCGAGAACGGCACCACGACGCTGCTGGACGTGCTGGAGACCTACGCCAGCGACGAGGTGAACGGGCAGGAGATGGCGCCGTCGGTGCCGTTTACGACCGTGGGCGGCGGCGCCACCATCACGGCCGAGGACGGGGCCACGACCTTCAGGGTGGCCATCACCGACAACCCGCCGCTGGCTGACCTGAAGAGCCTGGCGCCGACCGGCACGGCCCGTGTGCGGTTCACCATCACGCCGGCCGACACCGGCGCGGGCACGCCGGCCGTGCTGTTCGACCAGATCTGCACGGTGCTGGGGTACGTGGTCAGCGATGGCATCTGCACCTTTACCTTCTCGAGCGAGCCCTGGGACACCGGCGGCGAGACGTTCGAGGAGGTGCGCGAGGTGAACATTGCGCCCCAGGCGTCGCACTACTCGCCCATCGGGCCCTTCACGCTGCCGGTTCCCTGCGACCGCATCCGCTGGAACACGGTGTTCCTGCGAGGGCTCAAGGGCCTGATCAAGATCCGGGCCGAGTGGTGGGCCATCGACGGCGCCGGCGCGGAGATCCCCGGCACGCGGCAGAGCCAGGACCAGGACTTCACCCACAACACCTACGACCAGCGGTTCTACACCACCACGGTTGTGCCGGCGGCCGGCTTCCAGCGCTATCGGGTGCAGTTCACACGCATCACCGAGGAATTCGGGGAGGGCGGGGTGAACGTGGCCAAGCTCGAAGAGCTGTACGCCATGAAGCACTACCCCAGCAAGGTGCTGCCGGGCGTGACGGTGATCAGGGTGACGACGAAGGCCACGACCGAGGCCACGGGCTTCAGCGACCGGAAGTTCAACTGCCGCTGGTTGCGGCACTGCCGCGTGCTCTTCGACAACGTGAACATCGGGCCCACGCGGAACTTCGCCCGGTCCATGGCGCACATGTGGACGCTGGCCGGGAACGACCTGGCTGAGCTGGACGTGGACAGGCTGAACGCCATCAACGTGCAGTTGGGCGAAACATCGCCGCTCCTGCGCTTTGACGCCAGCCTGGACGACGCCGAGATGAGCCTGGGCGAGCGGATGCAGATGGCCGCCGACGCGGCGCGGTGCACGGTGTGGCGCGACGGCACGCGGTGGACCGTGACGCGCGACCAGGCGCGCAGCTACCCCGAGCTGCAGTTGGACTACCGCAACCTTGCCGCCGGCGGCGACGGCGCCATCAGCTACGCCGCGCACATGCCCGCGTCGAATGACGGCGTGGAGCTCGAATACGTGGACGAGGCGACGCAGGCCAAGAAGAGCTACGTGCGCCTCACCATCGCCGACGGCAGCGTGAGCTTCGGCGAGAGCCGCAACGCGCTCAAGGTGAAGCTGCCGGCTTGCACCACCTACGCCCAGGCGCTGAACCGGGCGCAGTTGGAGGCGCGAAAGCTGCTGTTCCAGCGAGTCACCGTGAGCGACAAGGCCATGAACGATGCGGGCGTGCTGGGCCTGGGCAGCCTGGTGCGTTGGGTGGACCCGGCCGACTTCGCTGGTGACGACGGCCTGCAGGCGGGCGAGGTCATGGCCATCGCCGGCAACGTCATCCGCACGAGCGAGCCGCTGGACTGGAAGGGCTTCGCGTCCGGCCGCATGCTCTTCACCGGCGCGAACGGGCGGCGTTTGGGCGCGCCCGTGGTGTGCACGCCGGTGGCGGGAGGCGTGCAGCTGGCCAGCGTGCCGGCCGGCCTGTACGTGCGCAGCGAGACGCGGCAGCTGGGCAGCCGCTATGCCTTCGCCGTCGGCCTGACCGAGGGCGAGATGGAGGCGGCCGGGCTGTACGTGTGCACGTCGATCCGGCCGGACGGGAAGGGCAACATGGATCTGGCGCTGGCGGAATACGACGACCGCATCTACGCCGACGACTGACCCGCGCCTTCCTAGCATCCCTGTGCAGTCCATCACACCGACTGCACATGGTCACGCCTACCCTAACCCCTATTCCAAGCCAGAAGCCGCAGGACCTTCAATTCAACGTCGAAGCGTTGGACAAGATGGTCAATTCGGACGATCTATCGTTTGTGGATCGCTTCGGCACGGAGCGCCAGACCATTGCAGGATATGAGGGATCGCTGCAGGCTGCTGTGACCTCTGTCGATGGTCAGGCGTCTGCAGCATCCGCTCAGATCGCATCTACCGCGAGCGCGGCCAGCACCTCCGTGACATCCACCGCAGCGGCAGTCAATGCCTCTCTGACCTCGGCTGCCGCCACAGCCAGCTCGCAGATCTCGGGCAAGGTGGCTGCTGTCAACACGACTGCCACACAGGCCCAAAGCGACATTGAAGGCAAGGTCGAGAACATCGATGCCATCGTGGTGGGGGCGACGGCCACCATAGCGCGCAATCTCGGCAGTTACGCATCGGCTCCGACCCAGCGGCCCAACGGCTCGCCCCTGCAGGTCGGGGACTTCTACTTCAACACGACGCTCGGTCAGGCCTTCATGTGGAACAGCGCAGCGTGGGCCTCGCTGATCGCGGCGGACACGGCCGCACTGGCCAGCGACACCGGCGCGACCATGGTGGGCACGAAGGCGCCGGGGACTGGTTCCGTTGGCCGCACCCTGGCCTCGATTGCGTCGGAGCGCCTGAGCATCCTGGACAAAGGTGGCGAGCCAACCGGCGTTGGTTCTTCGCAAATCGCCTATGAGGTTGCGACGAGCCAGTCACTGTACACGTGGACGCCCCCGGGCTTGTTCAAGCTGCCCAGCGGCCTCACCGACACGCGCGGCAGTTACCTCGATGGCCCCGGCGTGTACTACAAGCCCATCACCGGCGGCAAGCAGCGACTGAACAACACCGGCGACCGCCATCAGTGGGTCTTTGGGCGTGAGTACCTGGCGCCTTGGCACAAGTTGCTCATGCAGCAGATGCTCGCGCCGACGATGCAGCCGGCCGTGCTGTGCTCGGGCGACTCAACCACGTACGGCATCGGCGGCAACGGCGTCGACGAGGCGTACGCCATCTGGACGCTGCTCAAGAAGTACGGCCGCGCCAAGGGCCTGATCCCATCCATGGGGATGACGGTCTACAACGGGGGCCACCCGGGCATGAACACCGAGCAGTGGCGCGTCGGCGTGCTGCCGGGCGACCTGACGCTGCCCTGGCAGCTTGCCGTGCTCCGGTGGGGCATCAACGACCCCGGCTGGCTCATCAACGGCACGCCGCCGCTGCTCGACGCCGGGCAGGACTACGTGTCGCCGGACGGTTACCGCCGCCGCAATGCCAACGACACGATCGCTTCGCTGCGTGCGGCTCTCGCGACCATCCGGGCCGCCCGCCCCCTGCCCAACCTCAGCATCGTCATCATGGCGCCGAGCACGACGTTCGACACGCCGAACGCCCGCGACGCGCTGTACTACGAGGAGCTCATCCCCGGCCTGAAGAAGGCGGCCCGCGACTTCCACTGCTGCTTCATCGACACGTACCACTACCTGCAGGACTCCGAGCCCGCCGCAGGCCTGTGGATGGACAACCCGTTTGGCGACGGCCGGGCCATCCACCCGCACAACGAGATGAACGCCCAGATCGTGGACGTCCTGGGCAAGGTGGTGTTCCCCGACGGCCTCCAGGCCGCCGCGGGCAACAACCTCGTGCGCAACATCGGGGGCGTCGAACAGAACGGCGACGGAAACGCGCTGCCGAGCGCCTACGACTACGGCGTGACCCTCGGGCGGGCGCTGAACAACTTCCCGGTCAACGGCGCCCACATGACGGTCCGCACCCAGGACGAAATCGTCATGCAGACGGTGATGCCGTTTCTCGACGCAGACATGGGCTTGTTCTACACGCGCATGGGGCGGGCCGCTTCGCTGGCGGGCCAGCCTGTCGCCTGGGGGCCCTGGATCTCGTCGAGCGACAGCAGGCAGATCAACGTGACGCCGCCGAGCGACGGCAGCCTGGAGCAGCCACCCGGCGCTGGCGACGACAAGATGCGGGTAGCTTCGTCGGGCAACGCCAGCATCACGCAGGGCTACCTCCAGGTGCCGCTGGGCGCCTCCGCCTCTTTCACCGCGGGAACAATCTTCGGCAACGTGCCGGCCGGGTGGCGGGCCCCGCGCGACGGGCTGCAGGTCATCAATGGCTGCTACAGCTGGGACGGCGGCGACACCCCTGCCGCGTTCAAGCCGCTGCTGGCGGCCCTGCGCCCGAACGGCGACCTGGTCTTGCTGACCCCGACCGTCGGTGCCGTCAAGCGCATCTACGTCTACGCCACGTGGTCGCGCTTGGCCTGACGGTCGATTCAGAACAGGAAATCCCGTGAACGACAACACTGCATCGAGTCTCTTCGTGAACGAATCGCCCTACGAATATGTGCCGCTTGCCGCGCTGGCCGAGGGCGACCAGGTCGCGGTGATGGGTGACATCTTCGAGATCACGTCGCTCGGCGAATCGCCCACGGCCCGCCACATTCGCGCGGGCACGCTCCCGGCCGAGTTGGCGGCGACGTGGGCGCCTTCCACCGCTACGGGTATGCGCTTTGCGCGCCTCAAGGTCAAGGTGACCATCACGACGGACGCTGCTGCTGCAGACAGCGAGGCGTGATGGCTGAACCCACTACCACCGCAGCGGAGGCTTGATGGAACTGCCTGAACTCCCCGACGGCTGGCCGACGAAGCTGGCGGGCCTCGCTGGCAGCTTCGTCAGCATGGGCTTCGTCAAGGGCACCGTGCCCGCGCGCATCTTCATGGCCATCAGCGGCGCGCTGCTCAGCTTCTACTGCTCACCCTTCGTCTCGGCGCAGACGGGGCTGCCGGAGGGCGGCACGGGCTTCCTGGTGGGGCTGTTCGGCATGGCCGTGGTCAGCAAGCTCTGGGAATCCATGTCGACGTGGGAGGTGCAAGAGCTCTGGCAGATCGCAATGGCCTGGCTGCGCCGCCTCACAGGCACGCGGAAGGAGGACCAATGAACCCCGTCTTCGATTCGATGTGGATTGCGCTCGTCGCGGTGTGCTGGTTGATCGTCGCCATGGGCGCTTTCATCGCCGTTTTCTCACCGCGCATCAACGACACGCTGACCGAGCGCGTGTGCCTGGGCTTCGTGTGCGTGTGCGCGGTGGCCACTGCCTGGCGGGTCTATGAGACCGAGTACATGACCCTGGGCTTTCGCTTCACCTCCGTCTGCCTGGCCGCCTACGTCCTGTCGATCTTCTGGAAACACCGCCCCGCGGCCTGGAGGCGCAAGTCATGACGAACGAGACGATGCAGTCCGGCGAGGCCTGCCATGCGCTGAACCACCACTATGAGGCATGCCGGCTGTTGGCCTACCCCGACCCAGCATCCCCGCTGTTCGCCGCGCTGCGCCGCGGCGGCATTGATCCGTACAACCTCCGGACCGTACCGGCGGCCTACGCGAACCTGAGCGGCGCGCCCTGGACCATCGGCTGGGGCGACACGCTCGAGGTGCGCCCGGGTTTGGTGATCACGCAGGCCGAGGCCGACGGCCGCTACGCGCGTCGCCTGGTGCGTGACTTCGAGCCGCCCGTGCGCCAGGCTGTGACGGTGCCGCTGTCGCAGTGCCAGTGGGACGCGACTGTCTCCACGGTCTACAACACCGGCCCAGGCGGGCGAGGGCGGGACGGCATCCTCTACCTGGCCGATGGCCGGCCCAGCACCTTCCTGCGCAAGCTCAACGCCGGCGACTACCAGGGCGCCGCCGACGAACTGCCGAAGTGGGTGCGGGCGGGCGGCCAGGTGCTCAAGGGCCTGCAGCGACGCCGCCACGCCACGCGGCTGGTGTTCCTGGGCGGCGATGTGGGCGCGGCGATTGCGGCCGGCGAGCGGGCCTTTCCATGACCCGCCTGCTCGACCTGGTGCCGCGCTGGCTCCTGCTGGCGCTGCTGGCCATCGCCCTGGCCGTTGCCGGCGTGGAGCGCGCCCAGGTGCTGAAGGCCCGGGCGGACACCGCGAACGCGCAGCGCGACTATGCCGCCTTCCGGTCGACCCAGGCCGAGGCCGGCCGCCTGGCCGAGCGCGCCGCACGAGCCCAGGAAGCCACCTGGCGCACCGCATTCGAGAAGGAGGCCCGCGATGGGCAAGCACGCATCGACCTGGCCCGCGCTGACGCTGACCGCGCTGGCGCTGCTCTTGACGGCCTGCGCCGCCAGCTCTCCGCCGTCCTCGCCGCCGAGCGTGGCACCGCCGGCGGTGCCCAGCCTGCCGCCGCAGGCCCTGCAGCCGGATCCGCCCTCGATCTGCTTGCCGACATGCTCAGCGGGGGTGGAACGGCTCTTGTCGACCTGGCGCGATTCGCTGATGCAGCCCACGCGGCCGGGCTCACCTGCCAACGGTCAGTAGAGGCGTTGAGGTAG